CGAGAACCTGGTTCTCAATTGGCTGTTGACCACCAATAGCGCCACCCGCCCGACCGCCTGGTATGTGGGCCTTTTCACTGCTGCCCCGTCCGATACGGGTGGCGGCACTGAGGTCTCCGGCAACGGTTATGCCCGAGTCGCCACCGGCACGATTAGCGTGTCTGGCACGTCGCCCACCAATGCCACGAACTCCGCGGCCATTGAATTCGCTGCAGCCTCTGGCGGCAACTGGGGTTCGATTGGCTGGGCTGCGATTTTCGACGCCTCCACTGGCGGCAATATGCTGGCCTGGGCTGCGTTGTCTACCGCACGTACCATCAACGACGGCGACGTGCTGCGTATTCCTGCCGGCGATCTGGACGTCACCTTGACGTAATCCGCAAATGGCTGCTTACGGCGTAGGGGCATACGGCGCAGGCCAGTATTCGGATCCTCGGGTCGGGTACGGCTACGGCTCTTACGGCGCAGGCAACTATTCCCGTGGATCATTTCAGCCTAGTCTGACCATTGCGGCCACGTCGGCCGCGACGGTTTCGGCTGTCCGCTACGTCACCGCCACGGTGTCTATTGCGGCCTCGTCCACGGCGTCCGTCTCTGCCACCGCGGTGCGCAGCGCCGCGTTTACCGCTGCCGCATCGTCTTCTGTTTCTGTTGCAGCGCAGCGCGTTACTTTCGCAACGGTTGCCGTGGCGGCGTCGTCGTCTGTCAACGTTTCCGCGCTGCGGTACGCCATCGGAGCCTTTACGGCGGCCAGCTCGTCGGCGGCTAGCATTTCCGCGGTGCGGTACGCCATTGCTTCGTTTGCTGCTAATGACGTTAGCGCGATGGCGGTCTCGGCGGTCCGGGTGCCGCTCATTAGCATCCTGATAGAGGCCTGGGCTGACATGACGGTCAGCACCAGCGTTATCGTGAACCAAGCGGTTACGATTAACGCGGAGTCTGAAGTCGCCGTCAATGGCGTGCGCATCCAGCCTAGCGCGATATTGTTGCCATGCGTGTCTAGCATGGCGGTCAATGGTGTTCTAAAATGGGTGCAAGAATCTGATACATCGGAAACATGGACGAGCATCCCGGATACAAGCGAGGTCTGGACTGCGGTTTCTGATGGATCGACAAGCTGGACCGCGCAAGGCGATACGTCCGAGTCTTGGACCCCAATCCCTGTGAATTCTGAAACGTGGCAAATCGCCGCATGAGGTGCTAAATGGCCGATACGACTACCACTAACCTATTGCTGACCAAGCCCGAGGTCGGCGCCAGCACGGACACCTGGGGTACCAAGATCAACACCGATCTGGACACCATCGACGCGCTGTTTGATGCCGGCCCGATCCTTAAGATTACTAGGGGCGGAACTGGTGGCTCTACTGCATCGGCTGCTCGTACTGCGCTCGGTCTGGCGATTGGAACTGATGTTCTCGCGCCAAATGGATCTGGCGCCTCGCTGACGAGCCTCAATGCGTCTAACATTTCCACAGGAACAATACCGACCGGGATTCTGGCGGTTACTCAAGCCGCAAAAACAGCCGATACCACGATTGCCACAACAGGATTTGTCGACCGCCTCCGTAGCCTTCTGGCTCCTACGACAACCAGCTCCGGAGGAACTCTTGTTCTTGGTGATCGGGGTACTCTTGTTGCTGTGACTGCAGGCGTGACTGTCCCGGCCAACGTGTTTGCGGCCAATGATGTTGTAACCATCTACAACAACAGCTCATCCAGCATCACTATTACGCAAGGGGCAAGTTTGACGCTGCGCCAAGTTGGCACTGCTAACACCGGGAACCGAACACTAGCGCAACGTGGTCTTGTGACGATTGCATTCATTTCTGCGACTGAAGCTGTCATCTCTGGCGGGGGCCTGACGTAATGGCTGGTATCCACAACGTGTTGGCGGGGGCGTTTGGCGGCCCTTTGGTCACACCTACCGTTGAATATTTAGTTATTGCTGGTGGTGGTGGTGGCGGCGCATCTAACGGCGGCGGCGGTGGCGCAGGGGGATATCGGACAGCTTCTGGCCTCGATGTGACCGCAGGCTCCGCGATTACCGTTACCGTTGGCGGCGGAGGCGCAGGTAAAAATACTTCAGGCGGGACTGTGTTCGGCGCTGGTTCAGACGGCGGGAATTCAGTTTTTGGAACAATTACTTCTACTGGAGGTGGCGGTGGTGGGGGTAGCCTTGAAGCTGGGCGTAATGGAGGCTCTGGCGGCGGTGGAGGCAATGAAGGTCGTGCAGCAGGTACGGGCACCGCAGGTCAAGGTAACAACGGCGGCTCTAACAGTGCAGGCGGTGGTGGTGGTGGTGCTGGTGCGGCAGGCAGCGGCACGAACGGGGGGAATGGTTCTTCTTCGTCCATTTCCGGGTCTTCTGTTACTCGTGGCGGCGGTGGTGCGGGACGTTCATCTGGGGCAACTGGTGGCTCTGGTGGCGGCGGTGGGCCAAACGTTAACGGAACCGCAAACACAGGTGGCGGCGGTGGCGGTTGGAACGATACAGGCAGCTCAAGCGCAGGTAACGGTGGCTCTGGCATCGTGATCATTCGCTACGAGGACATCTATCCCGCTGCAGCGTCTACTACCGGATCTCCTAGCGTGTCTGTTACGGGCGGTTATCGTATCTACACCTGGACTGGATCCGGGTCGATTACGTTCTGAGGTAAGTCATGGCCCACTTTGCACAACTTGATGAAAATAACTTGGTGACGCAGGTAATCGTCGTCAATAACGCCGAATGCCTAGACGAGCAAGGGAACGAGTCTGAGGTCGTTGGTGCAGCGTTTTGTAACTCGCTGTTCGCAGGTCGCTGGGTAAAAACTAGCTATAACGGCACGATCCGGAAGAACTACGCCGGTATCGGATATGAGTATGACGAGCAACGTAACGCGTTCATACCTCCTAAGCCTTTTAACAGTTGGACGCTCAACGATGACACCTGTTTGTGGCAGGCGCCTATACCCATGCCGCAAGACGGCAAAAAATACTTGTGGAATGAATCTTCGTTGGCTTGGGATATCGTGCCAGAAATTCAAATTACGGAATAAACCATGAGCGTCGAAGTCGTCAAAGTCGCCACCACCGCGCAATACGGCGGCAGCGGGGCCGCTGTCTACTTTGGCCTCACGGCCAACGAGATCGCGGCCTTCGGCGGCTTGATCATCGCCATCATCGGCTTGGCGGTAAACATCTGGTACAAGCACCAGCACCTGCAGCTCGCCAAGGAAAAGGCGAAAGCCGAAGAGGAGTAGCCCATGCTTGACTGGCTGATTGGCTTTACCGTCGCGTCATTCCTAGTCGCGTCGCTGATCGGCTTAATCAAGCTCGGTATCTGGGTGCTGATGTGACATGGACCCAATCACCGCTTTCGCGGCCGCGCAGGCCGCCGTCGCCGGAATTCAGAAAGCCATAAAGCTTGGCAAGGACATCAATGGCCTAGTGGGCGAATTTGGCAAGTTCTTCGACGCGAAGGATGTCGTCCAGAAGGCCGCGAATGACAAGGCTAAGAAGGGCCAGTCAGACACCGGCAAGGCAATGGAAATAGTGATGCAGGCCAATGCTTTGCGCGAGGCCGAAGAAGCTCTGAAGCATCAACTCGTCTACGGCGGCTACCCAGAACTCTGGGAGATGATGCTCAAGGAGCGCATGAAGATTAAGCAGGCCAGAGACAAAGCCGAGCGAGCGGCGAAGATTGAGAGGCGCCGTGTCATGGCCCAGCGTCTACTGGCGGCTCAGATCATCGGCGGCGCAATCGCTGTCATCCTTATCGGCGGCATCATCATCTTTATCATCAGGCAGGCGATGGCGTGAGCGACGAGAAGATCAACCACAACAGCCTAATCGAGAAGGTTTTAGGCTACGTTGATTCGCCGTTCAAGCTATTCGCCATCCTGCTCATGGCGGTCTTCGCGTTCGTGGGGTACTTTGTCTGGCAGAACCAGGCGATTCTGATTGGCGCTTACAAGGAACAAAAGAAGCTGCCAAGCATCGCCGAGGATCGGGTAGAAGATGTAGCGGCGCATTTGTTTAAGAACACCGATGCCGCGGTGGTGGCGATCTTCAAGGTTAATCCGATGTTTGGTACCCGAGTTCTGTATAGGGCGTACACCAAGCAGGGAAGGGAGAAGGAGCACGACGGGCTGGATGTTGGACTGTTCACCTCAAACGTGAACAACAACCGAGACGTCGTGGCGCTAATGGCCGGCGAGATTCCTTGCGGCCATTACAAGACGGCGCAGTCAGAGATCGGCCTGTGGTACATGGAAAAGGGAATGACCTACGGGTGCCGGGTTGGCGTGCCGCCAGAGCCGGGCAAGCTGGTCGGCCAGATCACCGTGGGATGGAAAGAAGAACCGCCGGACGTAGACCAGTACCGCGTCCTTTTGCAGATTGCAGCAACCATGCTTTCTAGGAGCAAACAGTAATGGAATGGCTAAAACAGATCGCACCGACAATCGCTACAGCGCTCGGTGGCCCGCTGGCCGGTATGGCTGTCTCG